GTTGGGCGCGTTCGCGCTCAGCCATGGTCAATGGGGTGGTCCAAAGTTCAAATGTGCTGCCGTCAGAAAGTTCGACAGACTTTTTGATTGGTTCGAGATTTGCTGCTTTGCGGAGGCGATCAATAGCGCGGACGGAACCGGGCATAAGTTATACATTGATGTGCTTGTACTGTAGCGGTTGACAATAAAAAAGCCCCGGCAAAACCGAGGCTATTTGATCCCGCTTGTAGCAGGTTATCAGGACTTGCTGAAGTCGAAGGTAGGAGCGGAGCTGGGGCGGAAGTTGATGGAGACGCTTTGGCCGTCGTCGGGGTTCACGCTCAGGCTGGCCGAGGTCAGAATGACGGGAACTTCGATGGAACGGCTGGCGGTGTCGTCCACAGAACCGCCGCTCATGATGCGGTCGATGTAGAGCTTCATCGTGGCGCCAGACTGCTCGCGCTGGATAACGTCTTCGATCAGACGGCTGGAGAGCAGGGTGTCGTCGTCGGTGGTGTAGACGGTGGCCGAACCAGAGCCGTCGGCGAAACCAGTGATAAAGCTACGGAAAGGAGCGGTGCCGCTGATGGTCTGACCGATGGTGGTCACGTCGATCTCAGAGCGGGTGATCTCGAAGCTCCAATCGCGCACCTGGCCCACAACCGCTGCTGCGGTGTAGGTGATGCTGGCGAAATCACTACCAAAACCCGTGGGAGCTGCGCTTGCAGTTTCAGCCGAACCACCCACGGTGGAGCTGACGGTCATCACACCAGTGGACTCGACATAGGTCAACACGTAGTAATCACCAGCGGCAATAGCGCCCGTGGTGGTTGCACCAGCGGGATAGGCAATGGTGACGGGATCGTTGACGCGGAAACCGAGGTAAGAACCAACGGTGATGTCGCTACCGGAGGAGGGGAAGGCGGAAGCGGTGAGCGTGGTAACTGACGTACCAGCGGGTTTGTAGTAGAGGGCGCCGGAGGTGCCCGAGAGGACGGTGGCCATGAGAAAACCTAATGGAGGGAGTGTCGCGGGCACTGCCCGGCTTCCTATAGGTTAGCCAGTATTTATGACAGGTCTGTCGCTACATATCCTGTGTCAATCCTACCTACAAAATGCGGTGATTGATCGGTTGAAGAGAATGTTGGACCGTTAATATCTCCTACTCTAAAAAACACTCCGGATGACGTTTTTCCGGTGTCATTAAGTGTTTTTAGTACTGTCAGGGCGGTATTAATTAGGGTTTGGTTGCGTGCTGGACCGCGACCTTTTTCGGTGAAGACGCGGATGACGATCGCTCCACGCACGTTGTCCACACTGGTAGTAAGGGTGGGTTCGACGGTCAAGCCAAAGGTGACGTTGACGCGGACGTATTCGGTGGTGGTGTTGGGTGGGACGGCTGTGATGTTGTCGAAATAGACGGGGACAGCAGGATCCAGATTGTTGAAGGCGGTGAGTAGCGGCGACTCAACAGCAGCGCGGATTGATTGGTAGTTCATTTAAATGCCCTCCGCAATGCAGCGTCCATTTCAACCTTGATGGCTCTGTCTAAACGACCACCTTGAGCAAAGGTAGCGAACCAGTCGAGAGGGGCTGTTTTACTTGAGAGGCTGTTTGGATCTCCGCCGCCTGTTTGACCACGGACGCTGCTTCTTCGGCGACCGGATGTTTCGAGGTCAAAGTTGGCCTTACCTTGCTGGGTTTCTGGGCCGTCTGGTGATATACGCCAACCTTGCTGGTAGTACTTTGGTTCGTGCTCTACGGCATCAATAGCTTCTGCTGCATGGGGCGAAAAATTTGAGATTTTAAATACAACTTTGTCCTTAAATATGTTTGTTCTGAATAGGGTTGCTACGGCTTGAGGACCTGTAAATGGTCCTTCGCGGAATCGAAGAGGCTTAGCCTCACCTGGACGTCCATCTCCTTTTACGGTTTGGCCTTGGGGGCCTTCAATTTGCCAAGAGTTGGAAAAGCGTCCGGTCCAGCTAGGACCTTCAGCCTGAAGTTCATCGACTGTGCGTTCTGCTGCTTTAATCGCGCCAAATAAAGGCAGCGATTCCATGTCGCGCCTGAACTGGTTTAAGCCGAATCCCTTAGCCATTACTGGGGCCTCACGATCAGGGTGTGATAGATGGGGTCGTCGCCTCGGTAGGTCAAGACGTCGATGATCTTGCCCTCGCGGGTAACTCCGGCTTGTGGATACTGGATGCGGTCGGCTTGGGTGGGGTAGTACGTTCCAAGCTCGGCGGAGCCAATGATGAATTTGAGGTCGCTGGTTTGGTAGAGGCCTTCGGCTTCGCGGGCGTCGATGCGGGTGATGATGCCCTTGACCGTGACGGTCGTGTCCGCTCCAGTCACATTTCCGGTGGCTGGATCGTAGGTGCGGGGTGTGACGGTTTTGATGTAGGTAAAGTTTTGGCCCCAGTCGGCGAGCAACTGGGCCGGAATTGCGCCGAATGTGGTGTCAATCAGTGCCATATCAGCCTCGGTACAGCTTTACGGCGTAGTTGGTAGCGCCGCTGTTGGAATATGCGCCGATGAAGGATTCGAGCCAGGGGTAGACGTCGAGAATGTTGTTGATGACGCCAGGAGTTTGGGTGTCGGTGTTGTATTTGACTTTGAGGTCGCCCAGTTCTACTTCGTCGTAGATGCCGGTTTTGCCGGTGCTACCGACTAGAGCTTCGCCGTCATAAAGCAGAGAGTGGGCTAGCTCAAAAGTTGCGGTTTTGATTTGGGCTGGGATGAGGGTGCAAGCCAGCTTTACGCCGTCGACTGTGTATTCCTTGCGGGGCCACTTCAGGGCTTGGGTAGTCTCGCAGCGTTCGCCGTGGTAGCTAAATACGTCGAGATAGCGGGTTGCGGAGATAAGTACGCGGTTTTTTGCGTCGTCCGAACCAGTCCAATGCTCGGCGTGGGGAACTGTCTCGAAATATGATTCGGCTTCAGCCAGCGTGACGTAGCTGTTGGAGTTTGCTCCGCTCAAAGTGGCGTCGATAACAGCAGCCACGACAATTAGTACAGCCTTCGGTTCAGTCTAGCTCGTCGCATTTTTGGGGGTTTTGATAAGCGAGATGTGTGGTACACGGTGCCGCCACGCATCTCAATTTCGACTTGGGCTTCGGCAACAAGAGGCAGTGGTACGTCCATAACACGACGATCGTTATCCTGTGATATGTAAAGGCGCACTAAATCCATGCCTGCTCGTAAAAGTTCTGCTTCTGAATCTAAGGCCAGCGTGAATCCTGCGCTTCCTGGTAAGTCGGTTCGCAAACTCGAAGATGTAGCACTTGAAATCCGGCGGTTGCGGGATGAAGAGAAGCTCACGACCCAGGAAATCAATGCAAAGCTGCAGGTGAGCTTTGATGTGATCAATCAACTGTTTTTGCAGTCGTACAAGATGACCATGAACACCAATGAGGTGTTTAAGGCGCAAGAAGAGCTGCGGTTGGAGCAGGGCTGAGCAATAAAAAAGGCCCCCGTGTTGGGGGCCTTTGCTTTTCCTGAGTGATCAGGAATAAGCGGTGGTGTCGAAGGGGGTGTTGACCAGCAGACGTGCCACGGGCACCTGCTTGGTGCTGCTGAACACCAGGTTCCAAGAGCCGGTGGCGGCCAGGTTGCCGGTGGTAGCGGCGTTGGTGGGGTTGTCGCCAGAGGCGGCCCACTTGGTGCCGGTCACGTGGTAGCCGTAGTGGTAGTCAACGGCCAGGACGTCCTGCATGGACAGGATGTTGCGGTCGGCAGCGACGCGCAGGTCCTGTTGGATGCCCTCGGAGACGACGCCAGACTTGAACAGATAGACGGGATACTTCACCGCGTGGGTGGCAGTACCGCCGGTCAGGTAGGTCAGTTGGTCGTCGATCACGACGCGCATTCCGGCGAAGAAAGGCACGTCGGTGGCGCTCACGCCAACACCGCCGCCGCCCCAGGTCACAGCGCCGGATGCGGCGAGTGCTGAGGTGGAGAAGGTCAGCATTCCAACCTGTTGCAGGTAGTAAGCAACGTTGGAGTGCATGGCGATGGAGTCAAGCTCGTCGCCCTTTTCGCCCAGAACGGACTTAGCGGCAACAACGTTGCCCACGTTCAGGTAGTTGGATTCGGTCAGCGAACCAGGGACACCGGCAAGGGTTTTGTCGGTTTGGTTTGCGCCGAGCACACCAGCACCGGAGATGCCGCCGAACAGACCCAGCAGTTGGGCGCTCAGGGTGGCAGTCTTCAGCTTGTTGATGGCTGCGGTGAGCTGGTTACGCACATGGGCGAGGGGATCAGCGCCGGAGCCGAGCTGGCTGAGGTCGTCGGCTGCATAGCTGAAGCCACGGTGCAGCAGGGTCATGATCTGCTCGTCGGCAGTCACGTTCTGAGGCACCAGGTAGCCGCCGCCACCACCCCAGGTGTTGTTGCTGAGAATCTGGGTCTCAGTGGGGTTGATGGCGTCGAAGAAGGGGACGCGCACGCGAGTACCGCCAGCACGGGCGTCGAGAGCAGCGTTGCGCTGCACGATGCCGCTTTGGATCCACTTCGATTGCTCGAAGATACCTTCTGCGGTGTACTCAAGAAATTCTGGGCGGGCGACCAGGTTCGACAGGAAAGTCGAGCCTGAGCCGTAGTTTCCAGCGAAGGAAGACATGGGTTAGCTCCTATGGAGTCGGGTTGGTGGGCGCCCCACGGGGGCTTACTTTCCGGCCTCGGCTTTCAGTAACCGTGCTTTGTCAGGATCCCGATCAAGCAGGATCATTTGCTCGGTTACGTTCCAGCTTTCTTTCAACCACGGGTTGGCTTGGCCAGGAAGGGCGGTGGAACGGGCACTGCCCGCAACACCCATGCCGGAACGGTTCGTAGCTGCAAAATGATGCTCGTAACCGCTGCCGGGGTTTTTTAGGCCAGCGACGTATTCGCCGACCGGAACCTCAACGCCGCCGACAACAGCCACAGGCTGACCGTCTTTGGTGCGGAGATTATCCTCTATCAAACGATACAGCTGGTCGGGTGCTAATGCACCACTTTGAGATAACTGGCTGACCGTAGATGCGCGAAGTTGTTGTTTGGAATAACCCTGTTTTAGGTCGTCCATTTCTGCATCTTTTGCGGCTAATTGTTGCTTTAGGTCGGTAACAGTGCTCTGGACTTCTTCCCAGAGGGTTTTGTAGTCGCCGGATTCGGCGAGTTTGGCGGTTTTGATCTCTTCGTGGGCTTTGCGGAGTTCCTCCACTTGGCTTTGGAGCGTGTCGCGGTTCTCGCGGTCCTTACGCCTTTCGGCAATCAGTTCTGCGTTTTTTGCTTTCAACGCTTCGATTTGGGCCGCGAAATCCGAGCTTTCAGCCACAGGCTGAGGGGCAACAGGCTCCACAGGAGGCACTGCTGCTTGCTGTTCTTCAGGCACTTGTGTAACACTTAAGGCCTTTATATGCTACATCAATAAACCTTAGTAAGTTGT